TGATTGCTTTTTCATTTGATTAGATTAAAAGATTTAAAATAGAGGGAGCCACAGCGACCCCCTCAGTTAATTACTACTTCTTTGCTTTAAGCTTTTGAACTAATTGATTAGCTCCAAACTTACTCTCACTAGTTGCTATGTTTCCCTTTGATGTAACTTTACCAGTTGCATCCTTAATCATATAGTTATAAGTGTCTTTATCTGGGTTCTTCATATTTGTGGTATCAATTGACATCTTATATCCTTTGGTAAGATTAACATCCATTGTTGCTCTTTTAGCAGCAGGTTTCTTTGCTGGGGTATCATAAATTCTAGATGCACTTACTGTAACCTGAGGTAGTGTTTTTGGTCCTGGGCCTTTCTTTGGAACAGGGTCTCCTCCTTTTTTCTTAATAGCCATTGTCTTGTTTGTTTTAAAGTTAAAAGGAAGGGCCAATCGGCCCCTCCATATTACTTACAATTAGGCTCCGTATCTGAACAACACGAAGTTGTTTGCACCCAAGGTACATACACAACGCTCAGACAAGAAGTTGACCTCCATTGCATCGAGATCGCTAGTCTGTGCACCACCAGCAGAACCAGTAATCCAAGTCTTGTATCTACGATCTTCAGTCTCAGAAGCTCTGTAACGAACGTGCAAGAATGGTCTCTTAGCATTCTTACCAAGGATCTGATCGTACACAGTAGTAGAACCAGCAGGAACCAATAGACCAGTTACAGTACCAGTTGCAGATGAACCAGTAGGCAAACCACCACGCATGGTAGGGTCGTTCAAATACTTCCAGTCAGACTTGTAGAAGTCATAACCTCTACGGAATCCAGTGAATCCAAGATTCAAGGCCATCTTCTCATCGTTGTCAAACAGACCGTAAGAAGTACCACCTGCACCGTAGCTATTCTGAGCTGCCAACATATCATCAATGTCAAAGCTAAATGCTCTGTTCAAGAAGATTACGTTCTCTTCAATAGATCCCTGCTTGTCAAGACGAGAGATGATGCTATCAAAGTCAGATAGAGTAGTTGGGTTACCACCACCCCATACGTTACCACGGTTGTTAACAGAGTAGAAGATACCTTCAGAACCTTTGTTACCATAGATAGGGTTTAAGGAAGCGTTAGCTACACCAGAGTTAGCCTCAGCAGGAACTGCTTCAATCATTGCTGTCTCAAGATAGTCTTCGAAACGTAGACGAGTCTCGTGCTCAGACTTCAAATACCAAAGGTATCCAGTTGCACCATTCTCGGTAGTTACTTCTACCCATCCAATCTGAGCCATGTCAGAACCAGATACTGCATACTTGTCCTTGATGATGATTGGAGAGTTGTCAAAGAACTCATCTTCAGCCTCCAAAGATCCGATCATTCCTACAGTTCCTTTCTTAAATTCAGAACCATAAATCCATACTGAAAGAACAGCAGTTCCAGAGAAAGTCTGTCCAGCACCTTCGTAGTAAGCAACTCCGAAAGTATCATTTGCTGTATCAACAGTAGTAACGATACCCTTGTTAGAAAGACCTGTCGCATTATCAGAGATAAATACAGTCTGTCCAGCACGGATCGCAATAGCGGTTACGTTAGCATCAGCAACAGTAATAGTTGCAGAGTCTGCTCCAGCAGCAGCAGAAGAATCACAGTTCACATACTTAGTATGCAAACGACCTTGCTCAGCCCACTTGATCATGTCAGAGTTGGATGGCATTTCAGCTCCTACCATTCTTAGGAAGGAAGCTACAGTACGATTACCATAACGCTCGAATTCTTTCTCGTAAGTATCAGGTAGATACTGGTTCAAGAAATCAAAGTTGGTAATATAGTTAGTTGATAAAGGGACCTGCTCAGCACTTGGCTGCAATTGGAACCCAGGTGTGTTTAATACTGGCATTGTTTTGTTTTTTTAGTTGTTAAATTTTTTTAATACTACGGATTTTTAGACCCCTTCCAGAGTCTGGGGCAACCGCCTTAACTTGCATCCCACCTTTATTAACAACCTCAGGAGCTCTACGCTCAGACATATTTATATTTTTGGTCTTTCGTAAAACATCATCGGTAGCATCCGCTTGCCCTTGCTCATAAAAGAACTTGGCAAACTTTTCAGGATTCATTGCTATAGACAAAGACCTATGATATCCAGCTGCATCTTTAATTAGTCCACTGTCATCCAAGAACTTATTAACAAAGTTTAATGGACTTGACTGAGCACTCTTTAATTCTGAACCAGATGCCGGAGTAAATAAAATCTTTTTATCGTTAATGTCGAACTCAAATCCTTTAAAGTCTTTACTAAAGACCTCATCTGTCTTTTGGTCGAACCACTTACGCTTACGATTACCTTCCTCCTCTACAGTCTTTGACTGTTTTGTATACTGACGATAAGCCTCAAATTCTTCTTTCTCTTCTGGAGATAAGCCTATACCACTTGACTCAAGCGGAAGCTTATATTTATCTTTCTGAGAATTGAAATGTTTCTTAGCCTCAGCAATAGCTTTCTTTCTTGCAATCTTTACATGCTTAATCTTTGACTCATCATCTAAATCCTCATCGTAGGTGTAATCCTCCATAAGAACTTCAATGTCTTCATCGTCTAGATTTTGCTGTGTATCCGCAAGGTACTCTTTAAGAAGTTGATTCTGGTCCATAGCATCGTAGTCTTTCCTAAGCTTTAGGAAATCATCAAAGCCCCTACCAGTATCCTTCTTGTAATTCAAATAAGCTGCAACATCCTCAGGCAATTCTTCATTGCTCTGTCTCTGATCCATCAACTCATCGAATGAATTGATTTGCTTATTGTATCTTTTTCCAATATATGAAAGAACTTTTTCTTCAGATAACTCCTCCTCTTGAGGAATACTGTCTTGAACCGTACTGTCAATACTAGAAGTATCTAATTGTACTTCACTGTTAATCTCCCTTTCATGCTTTTCAAGTAGCTCTTTCTCTACTTCTTGTATACTCTTGGGCTCAATCCCATCTAATGATCTTACTTTGATTTCCATTTAATTAGATTTTATGTTACAAATATATATATTTTTTTAACGTGGCTCAAACTGTGCCATGTCAAACCCATCAAGTGTGTCCTCATTAGACTCAAAGCTTAATGGAGGTAAGTTATTCTTCCTCTGATTAATCAACTTAGACTGCTCAGAATTCTGCTGACTGATTCGCTTAGCCTTAGATTCCTCCTTCATTGTATCTCTACCAGCTAGTGCAGTCTCCTTGACACCAGCTATCTGCATCTGATAATTAAACTCTTCAGCCATTAGCATTCTCTTAAGCTCTGCCTCTGCCTTTAGCTTCTCAATATCAAACGCTACCTCTGCCTGCTTAATCTGCATCTTAGATTGGGTATCCAACTGGAGCTGTTGCATAGCTGCCTGAGCAGCAAACTCTTGAGACTGCATCTGCTGCTGAGCCATCATGTCCTGCTTCTGCATCATCATCTTCTCTTCTCTCTCCTGCTTCTTAACCCTCTTCATCTTAAGTAGCTGGTTAGCAAGCTTAAGGTTCTTAAGCTCTCTGATGTCAATAGCATCCTCAAGATTAATGTCACCCTTGGACAACGCCATCTGAACATTAGCCTCTAGCTGTGCTCTCTGCTCCTCATCTGGAGATATCTCAATAAAGATACCAAAGTCATAGATGTACAAATCCTTAATGTCATTCAAGATAGACACATTATACTTACCAATCTTATTGGCAAAGTCATCCTTAAAGTCAGCGTACTGAAGTATATCAGCAACACGATACGTAAGTGCCTCAGCAAGAGACCTATAGATAAATAGCCCACTATCAAGAATGTGTCTAGTAGCTGTGTTTGAGTTAAGAGCTGCAAGCTTCTGTACACCAACCAATGCATTAGGGTCAGGATTAGATCCATCCCTAGCCTCATTAAGACCAGTTACAGAACGAATCATGTCTAGATAGTGATTGTAGTTGGCAATCAACATCTGAGTCTTAGCAGAGCCTGAGTTAGATGTAAGCTGTGTAATAGGAACTCGTGCATTGTTGAACTCACCATCCTGAGTATAGCTACGACC